ACAAGTTGTTTGCAGCAAGGAGGTCGCCCGATGTTCCAGCAGGAGCTGCCCACGCACCATCGCCCCGAAGGAACGTCGTAGTGCCAGGTGTTCCAGTCGCAGTGATATCAGCAGGAACATCAACTGTCTGCAACGCTGTATCAGCCAGTGCGCCCTGAGCAGCAGTAGCACCACCTATGTTCGCCAACGACGCAGCGGCGTTGTCAACGTCAGAAAGGTTATTGGCAGCCAATAGGTCACCGCCGCCGCTAGCACCAGCGACACACACGTTCACCTTGGCAGTAATTTCTGACCCGACAACGACATCCACTACATCAACGTTCGGACGACGTGGGGCATACGTGTAGACCCGAAACACCCTCCACTTTCCGCCAACCCAATACGTGAACTCTGTGTCCGCAGGCAGTTGGACTCTCAGATACCAGTAATACCAGCCAAGTCCGAGTGTCTCAGTCTGATCTCCTGTTACCGACACACCGATACAGGCCGTCGGAAGATCGACGGACATAGAGAACGACAGAATCTCTACACCTGCTGAATCGAGTAGACCCGCTTGAATAGTTGCGCCAGTCAAGTCAAACGGTAACCCATCAGTGCCTTTGGCGCAGATGCTGGTCGCCCAGGGGACGCTTACAGGTAGCCAGAAATCTACCTGTTCGTTGCGGGTGTCGATTGTTGGCACGCCACTGTAGAGCATGATACGAGGGTACTAGGCGTACGGGACCAGCGTAGCGACTACTCAGAACTCTCTTGGCGATCGTCGCTGGGAGGCTTGACCCAGCGGATCTCGCCGTTAGCCATGAACAGCATGAGCAGAGGCGGGCGTATCCCGTCCTCGCTGCCTGGGATTTCCATCGTCCCGGCAACGGCCAGGGAGAGCGTCGGCTGTTGATCTGGTTCCAAAGCCCCATCGCTGTTGTCTGGCATTCGCATGTTAGTGGTCATGTGGTTCGTGAGGCTTCTGAGCCTCAACCTCAATGAACGTCGAGATGATGAGCTTGTCGTCCGTCTCGGCAATCATCGACTCATGCGGGTGCGTCCACAGGCCAGGGAACAACAAGACTTTGCCGACCGCTGGCTTGACGTAAGTGTCTTGCCGTCGGAAGAATGTCTGCCCGCCTTCTGCCACGTCGTTCAGATAGATGACGCAGCCAAGCACCCGCTCCGTCTGCTTCCCAGGCAGCGAGTCAACGTGCTCCTTGTAAAAGCCGTCGTTCTTCTTGTACATCTGGAGCTGATATCCCGAGTCGCATAGCGGCACGTCATCGAGCTGCGTCACCAGTCCCCGGTAGACGATCAGCGCTTCCTTGAGGCCCAGGAACACCTGGTTTTCAAGCTCCTTCAAGTCGTAGCCAAGCTCCAAAAGTTTGTCAGGTGCCCAGTCGCCTGACCAAGATTTGTTGTCGTATGCCAAGCTGCCGTCGATGCAGTTCTTCATGTTCGGCATCTGGCCTGAGATCGTTTCGCCTTTCCACCCGATCTCTGGCAGAGCGTCCAAAGCGAGCAGGTGGACCTGTTCGATCACGCCCTCATCGAAGCAGCCACGCACGACCAGGATGCCGTTCTCCTGCGGGCCGACCCACGAATACTCAACGCCAGGCTTGTCTGACATTCCTGGCACTGATTCATACACTTCGGATTCAAGCACGATGCACTCCTAATTGTCGGGTCTTCTCAACTAGCAATCGAGTCGTCCAATCATCGAACAGATCAGGCAGCGGAGGAACATTCTTCCCCCGATCTCTAGCCCGAACATTGCCCTTCAGATATCGGGCGACGAACTGGTCGTCAACGTCGCTGAGGAGCCACGACCGGAACTCGTCCGGCATCCCCATCGAGTCGAGAATACCACTGCACGTCTTAGACACCAATTCGGTGTTGCCAAGCTCTTTGTAAGCGAAGTCCCATTCGATCATGATGCGGAACAGCTCTTGCAACGTGCGGGTCGCCGTCGGCGTGACCAGCCTGATCTGTTCGTCAAGCTCAGCGGTCTTGTGCTCCAGGTAAAGCAGATACCCGATCGGAGCAGCATCAAAGATCACGTCAACCCATTCGATGTTCTCCATCGTGATGAGGTGGTTGCCCATGTTCGGATCTGGCATGTCGGTGCTTCCGCAGATACAGATTTGAGCGTCCTCGTCCCACTTGTGATATCCGAACGGACCGTACCGGTCGGCGTCACATCTGTCGGTTGCGCCAGCGGAGATTGGCCGGGCGCTGACCGCAATGAAGATGCCTCGGGCGTCACGGTATTCAGCGAAGCGAGCGTAGTCCCCGACCCCGCCTCGCTGCGTCGGCTCGTCAATCAGCCGGAGCATCGGTGGCGCTACGACGGTTGACCAGTCTGGTACTTCTTCTTCGCTCGGATCAGGCGGCGTACTGGATGAGGAAAGTGACATTGAGGCTCCCGACTGAATGGTCGTGGACGACAGATTCGTTGCCCGTCGTCAGCGTGTGAGTGTGGTTCGTCGTGCTGTTGGCGACGGTGATCGTGTGGCTGTGGCTTGCCGTTTGGTTGTTGATCGAGTGGCTGTGGTTGGCGCTGTTGTTGCCGACGTTGGTTGCGTGCGTGTGCCAGGCACTGACGTTGCCCGTATTGCCGTTGACACCGTGGTAGTGGTTGGCGGTGATATTGCCTGTGTTCTTGGCTCCACTGCCACCCGAGTAATACGAGTGCTGATGGTTGGCGCTGACGTTGCCAGTGTTCGCAGAGAACGAGTGCGAGTGATTGGAACTCGGGTTGCCCATGTTGACGGCGTGCGAGTGATTGGCCGATTGGTTGCCAGCGTTGTGCGAGTGGTTAGCAGACTGATTCCCGGCGTTCGAGTTGTGAGCGTGATTAGCCGACTGGTTACCGCTGGTTCCCGTGTGCGTGTGGCTAGCAGATTCGTTGCTCGTATTCGCAACGACCGCTCTAGTGTTTTGAGCTGCCGGGATGCCAGTGAGAAACTCGCCGGTCGTGCCGGTCGGCAGATTGAACGTCGTGCTTCCGTTGCCCGTCCCGTACTTCGTTCCGATGACAGCGAACAGCGCCGAGTAGGTAGAGCGAGAGACAGCAACCCCATCGCAAACCAGATTGTTAGTAGGGAGCGTCGCCCCAGTGCCACCGCCAGCCCACGCTGTGATTTGGCCGACGTAGCCGCCACTTCCGCCGCCCCCGCCGCCGCTCCCAGACGTTGAGGCACGTTCCAGGGCAGCGATGCGGCGAAGCTGATCCTCTTGCAAAGCAGCAGACTGTTCGACGCCAGGCGGTGTACCTCTTGGGACGGTCATGAGTTCAGCCTAGATCCCAGACTCAGATCGCTGACGTTTCGATGACTTCCATCGAAACCGTCAGGGCACCGTCAGCAGTGAACGAAAGATTTACGTTCATCACTTGCCCGGTCACGCTGAAGCCTGGGTTGCCGATCGGTGCGGCCGCCGTCGCAGGCACCACAATCGTCACCCGGTCGCCAGGCGAGAACGCAGCATCGGACACATATCTCGCTGCGTCGATATCGCACGACCACGTGGACAGCGGAGAGTTGAACTCCTCGACCAGACCCGCAGCGTATTGCGTCAGCGTGGCCTGCTCCGTGACGCTCGGGAAACCGACAGCACGTTCCCATCTGCCCCGAGGGTCAGTCGCAATGCCAGGCGCATCGGCGACCGCTGGAACTGTCGAAGCAGAGTCGCCGTCAACAAACACCGAGTTAGCGAACTCGCCCGTGCTGCCACTGCGCGACAAAGCCCGAGCTGTGCCGCCCAGCATGATCGGCGTGCCCTGGATCGGGAACGCCGTAATGTCGCCAGAGCTGACGTTGAGAACCAGGCTGCCATCAACCGACCAATACGGCCCGTTTATCACACCTGACAGATTGGCGAGGATCGTCCCAATATTCTCGCCGAGAACGTAAGACCGGTCACGGAACCGGCCGTCATTGTCGAGCGTCCCGTTAGTGATGCCCCAGTCGCCACCAGACTGGCTTTGAGTGTGAGCGATGATCGCAGCGATGATGTCCGCTTGGCCCGTGGAGGCAAACGTCAGGGCAGCTTGTACGTGCCTTGCGTTCATTAGGCGTTTGTAATCGACAGCGGTGATGAACACGACATCATCGTTGTCCGGTCCCCACGTCTGGCCGACTGAGATGATTCGGTACCGGGCGAAGATTGCGCCGCTCTTGTAAACCCAGACATCGGAGGCCAGTTCGTTGATGAGCAGAGCAGTCGCCGAGTTGCCTGGAACCGTGAACGAGCATTCGCCGCCAGCGTCCAGCGACAACGACAGCGACAGGATGTCGAACGAAGCAACTTCCTGGACCGGCAGAGAAGCAGACGAGTCGCCAACCGCAATGGTGAAAACGTTCTCGACTATAGCCACGCCGACCGCCACGTGAACTGACAGGTTCCTTGCTGCGTGGCTTCTTGATAGCGGACGATGTTTTGCCCAGGCACGAAGCGGACCTCTTCCCACGACCAGTCAGTGAAGTTGATTTTGTCGTACCGGGACGCTGTCGGATCGTCGTTCAGATACACCGTTTTGGTGCGGGTGTTGATCGTCAAAGTTTCGCCAGCCGCCAACGTCTGGCCGCCGTTACGGTCGAACGACATATTGACCCCGTTGATCGTCACGGTCGGATCGACAGCAGGCCCGAAGATGGTCGCTGACCAGTCGGTCGTTTCGTTGCCGTCGTTGACAACGATTCTGGAGCCAATCGGAATACCTGCCGGATACACCCGGTCGAACGTCAGGTCGTAGTTGCGACCTGTCTCAACATCGCTGCCAGGCACGATCAGAAGCGTCGATTCGTTTGGTGACTCCAACACGCCGCGAACACCGATGAACGAAGCCGTGAGCGTGTTCGCCTGCGGCCGCCGGATTGTCACGGGAGCCGATTCGCCACGGACCAGCAGCGAACGCTCCTGCGTCGAACCAGGGATGGTCCAGTTCAGCCGAGGGCGGAGCCGAGGACTCATGTAAGCCGTCAAATTGTCGATCGAGATTTGCGGGTCTTGCTTATTCACGTCGAGCGTGATCGCCATGCTGACAGCTCGGGCACCGATGAACCGTGTCGAGTCGATCGTGCCGTCGCTGAGCGCACGGTTGCGGGTCACCGGTCGCGAGGCAGGGAAACCGATCTCCCAGCCCGTGACGACGTAACCGGCGGCGTTGCATTCGCGTAGCCCGCCGCCCAAGCTGATCGGCCCGAGATCGAGCTGGCCGAGCGTGTCCTCTGTCAGATATACGAGACTCATCGAATCACTTTCCTGCCGGTCATGCCGTCAACCTTCGAGCGCTCAACGCGAGCATCGTCTTCTGTGCCACCAAGTCGGCGTCTGTGCCATCGTAGAAGTTCGCCTGGTTGATTGACACAACCGCACCAGTCATCTCGCCGCCAGGCAAGAAATCACGCCGCTGACGATTTAGCGGAGTCACAACTTCAGGACCGTTCTCGCCGATCAGCGCCAGCGTCGGAGAACGAACGACTCCGCCGTTCGCCAACTCCTTAATGTCGGGCAGGTTGATCTCAGGCGTGTTGATCGTTGGAGCTTTAATTCCCAACCCAATGTCCCAGCCGCCGATCTTAAACGATGGCAACGACAGGTCGTTCCAGATACGGATCACAGCGTTGATCGCGGATTTGAACCCGTCAGTGATCGAGTCGAACGCGCCAGACACCGCAGTCGCAATCTTGCCAGGAAGCTCAGTGACGAACCCAACGATCGCCTCGATGCCGCCAACAACGAAACCAGAAATGCTGTCCCACGTCTCGGATACAAACGTAGACAGACCGCCCCAAATGAGATCCCATGACGCCTTGATTAAACCGAGAGCGATGTCGATGTACAGCCCGATCGCATCGAGCACAAGTTGGATGGTGGCATACACCCCGTCGATTGCGATCTTCACAATCAACTGGATGGTTTCCCAAGCCAGCACCAGGATCGCCTTGATCGCATCCCACGTCTGCTGCCAGTCCAGGGTGATGAGGCCCGTGATGAAGTTGATCGTCTCCAAGACGACACGCAACGCGATGTCCAAGAAGATGAGGAGGTTGTCAAACACAACTTTGACAGTGTTGAAAATGGTTTCGCCGAACGTCTCCCACAACGTCTGAATGACTTTCACAGCCACAAATATGATGACACCGATCGCAACCATCGCAACTTTCACTACGACTTCGAGCGCCGCCATCGCCGCCGACGTGATCGCCACGATCGCATCCCACACGTTCTGCACCGTGGTCTGGATCTGAGGCCAGATCTCCTTCCAGTAGGCAACGAACGGTTCAAGAGCAATCAGGATGTCGTCAAACACCTTCTTGATCGCAGGGAACAACGTGGTCCGAAAGTAGGTCACCAGCTCTTGGATCTTGCCGATCGTGCTCGCAACGATGTCGAGCCAGAGCTTGAAGAACTTCACCTGGAACTTGACAAACGCGATCTGTATTTCAGCGACGATCGGTATCAAAGTATTCACGAAGAAATCAACGAGAGGCTTGAGCGCATCGCGAATCGTGGGCCAAAGTTCGATCAGGGCACCGGCGCCTTCTTCGATCCCACCCGTCATCTCATCCCACACGTCTTGGATCGCCACGAGATACGGCTCCCAGTATTCCGCCAGCTCCTGCATCAACGGGACCAGGTCTTCTTGGAAGAACTCCTTCACTTTGTCAACGGTCGGTATCACGTTCTCAACTAGGAAGTCAACGAACGTCCCGAACGCCTCACGCTTGAACGCCTCGAACTTCGCAGTCGCCGTGCCGCCCAACGTGTCAGCGACGCGCTGAGCGCTGCCCTCAAAGTTGCCCAGCTCATCTCCAGCCCCAGTCATTGCAGTCAAGAACTTTGGGATGTTGTCTACACCTAGGTTCTCAAGCGGGGTGCCGAACAAAGCGATCGCCGTGTTGGCTTGTGTGGCCGGATCTTCGATCGCGAGTAGAGCATCTACCGTTTCCTTAAACGCCTCTTCAGCAGTATCGCCGCCAGCGAGGAACCGGTTCGCCATCTCATCGCTTGCCAAGCCGAGCGTCTCGAACGCCTCGATCGACTTTGTTGATTCATCCGTCGAAAGGATGGTGAACTCTTTGATGGCGTCGCCAGCGTTGGTCAGACCGAAGATGCCTTGCTCGCCCGCCAATGTGAGAAACCCGAACGCTGCCGGACCGTCGATGCCAAGCTGGGTAAACGACTTCGAGTATTCGTCCGTTGCTGCTATCACTTCGTCACGGACAACCGGCGACAAGTTCTGGAACGAGCTAGTCAGCAAGTCGAGCGCTTCAGCTCCGTCCTTCGCCAAGCCGCCCGTCACGGCGATGCTCGCCGAGTTGATAATCGAGAAAGCGTCGATATCGAACGCCTCCTGGAGAGCAAACGCCTGACCAGCCAAATCGTTAATCTCGCCGCCCAGAGGATCGAGATCGGGGAACGCTTGCAGAAGTGCTCCAGTGACCGCACCAGCGGCCTCCAGGCTCTCGCCCCAAGCAGACCGGTAGACCTGCCCAGCGACCCGTCCGGCAATCCTTGAATCTTCTTCTGTCAGAGCGTACTGGGCTTGCAAGTTGGCGGCTACTTGGTCCCGGTCGATCGCCCCCTTGAACCCTGCGGTCAACGCAGCGCCAGCGGCAACGCCGATCGCAGCGACACCGCCCTTCAACCCCGACATCCCTGAGAGGAACGATGCAGAGCCAGAGCTGCCAGCCGCCTCAAAATCGGCGTCAACGTTTACGTCAATGTCGTCAACTTTGCGTTCGATGTCTCTCTCAACACCGTCGAACGCTTGGACAGCATCCGCGGCCGCGCCATCGAACTGTTTCTTCACGCGACTCAAGTCCAGGCTCTGAATCGTGCCCTCGATTTTGGACTTGATCGTGTTGAAGGCATCTCCGGCTTGAGCAGCCGCCGCATCGAACGACGTTTTGACCTTGCTCAGATTTAGGTTCTTGACCGTGTTCTCAATATCGCCGTCGAGATTTTGGAACGATTCGGACGCGTCAGCAGCGGCAGCATCAAACGACTTCTCGACCGCACCGAGGTCCAGGTTCTTGACCGAGTTCTCAATGTCGGAATCTAGAGCGTCAAACGCCTGCGCCGAGTCCGAAGCCGCGCTCTTGAACGTCGTCTCGATCTGCGTCGCCGCACGCTCCGCCGACTTCTCGGCCTTCTGTAAAGACGTTTTGAGGCCAGAGTCGAACTTGTCGAAGACAGGTTGAATCGAGACGAATGCCTCAGCGATCGGAGTTGGCATCCCGTCAGGCTACTAACCTTCGCCTCATCCCGTGAGTATGGCCTCGAAGCCGTCAAGTTCGTCGTCCTCAACCCAGCCGTATGGCAAGCCAGTCAGCGGGTCGATTCTGTTCGGCGGTTCGAGCGCCTCGACTACATCTTGCCATTGCTCCTCATTTACCCGCTGCCGTAGGTACGACATGAACAGGTTGAGGAGCCGGTCTAGAGGGAGGGCTGAGGCGTCGATGTTTCGGTAAGCGCAGAGGCCGTCGAAGTCGGACCATCCGGTGACGAGCCAGAATCCGATGATGACGACCTCACGGTAGGGCGGGCAGCGACACCCTGGACAACGGCTTGCTGTAGCTCGATCAAGTCCTGCGGCGTCATGATCGCTTCGTCAAGCAAAAAGACGACATCGTCGTAAGTGTCGGAGACCGACATGAGCTTCATGAACTCGCGCACCGTCTTGAACACCGGGATCGGTGAGGACGACTCACCAAGCTCTTGGAGTTTGCCGACCACTTCCATCGCAGGCATCGACATCGACGGCAAGAACGAGAACTCGAACTCAAGACCCTTGTAGGTCCGTTTAAGGACGTTCGCTTCTTCGGACACGCGCTTGAGCGCAGCGTTGAACGAGTCTTGGTTCTTGGAGGAGATAGGCATTGCTCAAGACTCTAGTCGGTGTGGCCCGCTAAAGATCAAGCATCGGGGATATGGCTAAGCAGCCGCCACCAGCGCAGGCTCCAAAAACGGCTGCGCCTTCATGCCTTTGATCTTCTTGGCGTAAACGTACTTGGCTGTCTTGCCGCCCGAGTACCGACGATTGCCACCCGTGGTCCTGTAATTGTTGTTCTTGTTCGGCCAGCGCATCAAGCCGCCCGTCTTGGACGTGATGTATCCTCGGCCCGCATAAATACCGGTGCCCTTTTCGACGTAGATCGCGTAGTCCAGATTCGTTCCGATGCGGCAGATCAAGTTCTTGCCGGAGCCGCTGACCTCGGTCGTGATCGAGGCTCGCAACGTGCCCTGATCGACAGGAGCCAAACGTTGCGCCAAGTTCTGTACCCGCCGCCCACGCTGCAACAAGTCGAGAGCCACAGCACCGCTAGGACCAGTCAACTGGTCGATGATTTGCTTCTGGTTGAGCTTAAAAGTGACCTCGGCCATCAGCAGCCGGTACACCAATCTTCGGATTGCACGCCGATCGTGACGCGCGACTCGATCGCGATACAGCCGCCCTGGTTGCCGACAAACGTCTGAGACAACGCAGCCCGGTCCCACTCGGGATCTATCGGCCCGCCCATCGACTGCCAGACAATTGCGGCGTCGTCGAGAATCGCCTTGTGAGCGAGCGAAAGGGCTGCGGGCTTTGGAGGGTTACCCCGGTCGTCAGGACTCGGTACGCAGCGAACCAGGGACGCTAGAAGGGTCACAGCAATCGACCCGGCGAAGCATCGTTCGTCGGTCGTGTCTTCATTCGGGAACTCTTGTGACCTGTAGATCCGCTCAGGCGTCACGACGAGCTGCCCGCAGCAGTCATCCCAAGCGATTAGGCCGACACCGTTGTACGTGTTCGTGATTGGTTCGGAGCCGCACGCGATCAGGTCGGCTTCGATGGCGGAGCGGAGCCACTCGCACAATTCGTAAGGCCCGAGCGGCGTGCTCATACGCGTCGGCCGGTATCAACAGAAATGATCCTCGAACGTTGCTGCAACTGTCCAGGGTTCAACGTCCTGATCCAAGCGTCGCAGATCGGCAACCCGGTCAAACCGTTATCAGCAAACTGCTGGGCATCTTGCATCTCGATCGACACGCCCTGCCTCGACACCGACACGGCCCGAGACGGCAAACGGCAAGCCTGGCCCGTCATACCGGCGATGAACTCGCACGTCAGCTCTGCACACGCTTCGAGGCCGAGAACATCGACAGGGACGCCCCACGTGTAATCCACTTCAATCGGAGCGGCCTGGCAATCCAAGTCGCACGGCCAGCATTGACCGAGCCGGACGATCGTGTTGCCTTCGAGGACATACGAAGCAGGATCGAGGACTACGCCCGACAAGCGGATCTCCGTGATCGACTTGACCGGCTGAGATTCCAACGTCAGCGAGCAGCAGTTTGTCGGCTGAATCCCGTTACGCCAAAATCCGTTGCCGTCTTTGTATGCGCCAATCGCACAAATCCCGCAATCAGAAGCGCCCCTGTACCGGTCCTCGACAGTCGTGAACGCTCCGACCCTGCGGCCAGAGAGCGCCCAGAGCCACGTAGACGCCGACGTAAGCGCCGCAGACAACACGTCGGGTGCGACAACGGACACGTCACACTGATAGGTGACGACCGGCCAGGCAGATTGTACAGTTCGGCTCATGGCCCGAGCCTAGAGGATCAGTCGTCGCTGGCGGGCGACTTGTTGGACGACTTCTTGGACGTAGCTTTCTTCCGAGCGGGAGCCTTCTTGGCGACTTCCACCGGAGCTACGACTTCAGCCGCCACCGGGACATACAAATGGTCGAAGCGGCCCATCAGGCGAGAGCCACGCAGCCGACGGTGACAGCAGGCGGCTGGACCGTCGTGCGAACGACTGCCCAAAGATCGCCAACCGGCATACCAGCAGCGGTCAGAAGCGGGTTGTCTGCGTACGGGTTGACGCCCCAGCCAGCGACGGACGGTTGTCCTTCGCCCTTCAGGCCGATCGTCAGGACGCCGTTCTCGATGGTGATCGAACCGTCGAGCGAACCGTTGATGCAGTACGGAGCGAGGAAGTAGCCCCACTCCGGCGTGCCAGCAACGCAGGCACCGCCAGCTTGCTTAGTCCACACTTCGATAGCGAACGCTCCGAGGCTGTTGTATTGGCCGAAGGACGAGCCGATCGTGTCGGTGCCGTCTGTGATTGCGTTGCCGCCACCGACGATATCGAGCACGTCAGGGTTGACTTCGCACATCGAGATGTTGACGTTGACCCACTTGTTGTAGTCAGCGGATTTCTCGTCGATGCAGAAGTCGCCCCATGCGTTCTTCGATGTGTACTCCTCACCGGCTTCGACCTCAGGCGCAAACTCGACTGTGATGAATCCGGCCGTCACGATTGACGAGCAGGCACCAACAACGGGCACGCCGCATTCGTCCAAACGGGTGAGCCGCATGACTCGGCCTCGTAATGAGTTCAGGATTTGAGTTGCCATTGCTTTGCCTCCTCAGGCGATGTGTTGATTAGAGAGTTACCGAAGCGCCGACGACGCCGCAGTCCCACCCGAATGAGTAGGTCCGCTGCACGATGATCGAGGCGTCGTTGATCGACAGATCGCCGATTCCGTTGTAGAGGTCGATGTCGCCGCGTGCTGCTTTGACAGGACCGGTGCCGTAAATGACATCCTCGGTGATGAGCGTGTTCGCAGTCACGTCGGCCCAGCCGCCCATCGCAGCCACAGGAGTCCCGAGGACCGTGCGAAGCATTCCGCCCGATGTGGTCAGGACGGTGGACAGCATCGACGCCGCAAACCGGGACATGTAGATGATGCCCTCATTGCCGGTCAGGACCGACATTTGAGATTCGACCTGCGCGAGCATCGTCTGATATTTGTCGGGGATGCTCTTGCCAGCATGTACGAGCGGAGCGATGTCGATGATCGAAGCAGCAGCAGCTCCAGCGGTCGCCAGGACGGCCGAGATTTTGTTCTCGACGCCCCATTGCTCGGCAGCGATGAAACGATTGCGTGCTTGAGTTTCGTGCTGCGAGAGCGGAACGCCAGCCAGCGAATCTTCATCGAGGATGTACGCCGTGAACGCTTCGGCGGTGCCGATGTATCCACAAGCGGAGGCAGCCAGCGGAGCAACCACCGCAGGCGGAATCGCTTTGCATTCGCCTATCGTGATACCGGGCTGCTGGCAGGCGTCAGACCGCCAAGTCATACCGAGCCGGTCGTGTTCACCGATCTGGTCAAAGTTCACCGCAGAGAACAAGCCGTACCGGTATGGCACGCTCGTCGGTGCGTCTGTGAGATTCAGTAATGCCGAATATTCGACCAGTGTTGCCATGTTCGCTCCTTCGATCAGATCAGTGGAAATCCAGGATGGGGACGGGCACTCGCCGTGCGAGAAAGTGCCCGCCCCCAATCAGGAATCAGGCTCCGACGAACTCCGGTCCACCGGTCTGGCCGTTGACCGAAGTCGTCACGGTCACTTCACGGGCAGCAGGGCCACGCTGGATGACGGTGTAGAACTGCTCGGTCCAGGCAGCGGTGAAGTCGTTCGTTGCGTTGAGAACGCTGTCACGGACGACGCCGAGGTCCAGGGTTCCACCATCACCGAAGACGTATCCGCCGGTCGGGTAGAGCAGGAACTTGGTCGTTGCAGGCCAGGCCGTCGCAGCGGTTGCGTTGAACAGGTCGCCGTAGTTCGCGACGAACTGCGGCCGGATGTTCCTGACGGTGAAGTAGAAGATGATCTCGTCGTTGCTGACGGCCAGCTTG